ATGGATCAATTAGATAAATTTAACCGACGCTATAATTTTCTTTCAAAATTATCTGCCGCCTTCTTTTATTCAATTGCTATTGCTATCGCGTTAAATTTTTTCTGGACACCCGGACATATGTACTCATCCGGTATCACAGGATTCGCCCAGTTAATTAACACCGTTAGTGAACGTTATCTTCCCTTTACGCTAACGACATCGTTTATGTACTTTATATTGAACTTCCCTTTGTTTATTCTGGCTTGGTTCAAAATTGGTCACAAATTCACATTTTTCACTATCGTTGCTGTTGTTCTGGGTTCGTTCATGATGCATTGGATTCAACCATGGCAAATTCGTCTAGACCCGCTCGTTTGTGCCATCTTTGGTGCTTCAATTAACGGTATCGGCACAGGTTTGGCGTTAAAAAATGGTATTTCAACTGGCGGTTTAGATATTATAGGCATTGTTATTAGACAAAAAACCGGTATCAGCTACGGTAAATTTAATATTTTTATTAATCTGATTATTATTGCCGCTGCTGGTTGCATGTTTGGTTGGACACGTGCTTTATATTCTGCATTAACTATCTTTATCAATGGTCGAGTAATTGACGCAGTTTATACACAACACCAAAAGATGCAGGTAGTGATTGTTACTCAGCATCCCCAGCACATTATTGATGGCATTCAAAACCGAATGCACCGCGGTATTACTATTTTGCATGATGCCGAAGGTGCTTACAGCCATATTGAAAAGACTGTTTTGATCACTATCATCGATCGTTACGATATGTATGACATTCGTCAGATCGTTCAAAAAGCAGATCCCTATGCATTCATGAGTGTAGGCGAAGTTGAGAAGGTCTATGGCTGTTTCAAGGAACAGGAAATTGTTTAATAAAATGGACCAAATTCCTTTATATATAAGTCTCCTCCCCACCAGCAAATTAGCTTAAGGGGCAAAAAAGGGGCAAAAAAATAAAGAACTCACAAATTGGAGTTAATTTTTCACAATTTGTGAGCTCTTTTTTTACTTATAAGTCATGATGAATTTCATACGGAATATCTATCATCTTTGCTTTTATTATACACTTTTAATCTAAATAGAAAACCCTGCGTATAGCTTCGCAGGGCAGTGAATGAGTTAATCAAACTATAAAAGCTTGATGCGATGTAATTAATCCCTATATAGAGGGTACTCAAATTATATCATACAAAAGCAAAAAAGCCACCCTAGGAATAACTTCCTAGAGTGGCTTTCTTTTTATTCATATGTTGGTTATAAAACAATATAGGCATGGTTACCAGTAACGAAGACCGTCTTGCCTTTGTACTTATCTTTAATCCGTAAGAATCTCCCTACGCGTCCTTGCACTTCGATCTTAGTTCCTTGCTTTAAAGGATAGACCTTGCTTGCATTTGCATCAGGAGCATCGAGCGCATGCGTGTGATCATAGACGATTTTTGCAACAGCATGCTTGTCAGAATTATAAGCAATTGGATTTGCTTTTATGTAAACCGCTCTGCCATCCATGTATTGATTTTTGCCAACACAGATTGCTCCATCTTTAATTTCAAAGACTTGCCAAAGTGATCCTTGTGGTTTTAGCTTATCGCTTTCACGTTTGGTCAGTTTAGAGTCAGTGTAGACATAAGCACCCTTTGAGTTTGATACAACGGCAACTGCACCGATGTCCCAACGTACGACCGGATGCTGAGAGAGCGATTCTGCGGATTTTTTAACTGATTTAGCTTGATGATTATCCGAACTGATCTTTAAATCAACGAGGTTAATATTGCCATCGACATCACATCCACGATAATTATCAGCAAACTGCCAAATTGCCACTCCGTCCATTGGTGGAAAATAGTTAAAATCGGCATGATCTTGACGACCCGAGATTTTATAAGATGCCATCCAAATACAAGCCCCATAACTTTTTACAATTCGTGAGACAGTCAAATTATTTCTAAGAACGGATGTGTTGGCATAAACTAAAGGCTTGTATCCTGCTTCTTTGATCACAGACATTGCTGCCAAAATTGCATCAGTGTTTGCACTAGCAGAACCATAAACCGAGTTGCCGTCTCCTTGCTCGAAATCATCAGCAACATAGCTTCCGAGTGGCACACCTAATGCCTTAGCCTTTGATACTGCATATTTGGCTTCGGCTTTAGCCTTTGATACAGAACTTGAGTGATTGGCATAAAAATAACTGGCCACAAGCTGATCATGATTTTTAGCGCTTCTAATTTGAGCAGATGCCTTTGGGTTGATGTACCCAGTCCCTTCAGTTACTTTAACAAACACAAATTTAGCATTGGGGTAGTTAGTGTTTTCTGACTGGTAACTTGATACGTCCACTCCATAACTTCTTTTTGGCACGTTCGAGCTTGACATTGACTTCACCGCCTTTCTGTCTATCCTTCTCGAATGAGTTGAAGATTAGCTCATTAAAAGTCTTAGGCTTGTGAAGATCCATTAAAATCATCTCCGCTATCCAAGAAACCAATTTGAGCAGGTTGTTCAGTATCGGCAGGTTCGACTGAAGCATTTGCCTGTCTTTGATCGTAAGCGTGTTGAACAGCGCCACGAGCAACAGGTTCGGTAACTTTCTTGCCTTCTGCATTGGCTTGATCAATCAATGCCTTAACAGCTTGAACTTTCTTTTCTGCACCAGATGCATCCAAAGTAGCAGCTTCACTTACAACAAATTTTGCGATCTCATCGATCGTCATTACTTGTTGTGGTACTGGCTTTTTAAGTTCTGCTGCTCGCTTGATGTAAAAACTCAAAGCAGCATCAATACCGGTTGCAATAGCAACGATAATCAGGCAGATAATGCCGATGTAATCAAAAATTTGATCAGCGCTCATAACTATTCGCCAACTTTCTGATTCAAGTTGCCTGAGTTAGGTGCTAGTGGGTCACCCAAAACTGGCTTGGTTTCCTTTTTAGGTTCAGACTTAACGTCTGTTTCTGGCTTAGGTGCTGGATCAGTACCTGTGTCAGTATCCTTAACCATACCGTTGTCGGTTACGCCGGATAAATAGCGTGTCCACTTGGTAACTTCTTTGACAATGTCTTGTGGCACATCATCCAAAGTAAGAACGCCGTCCTGTACCAAGGTTACATAGTCCAAAATTCTAGTGTTTGGTTTCATTGTCTTTCTCCTCTCTTAATTCATTGAGTTCCCGCAGTAATTTTTTATTTTCTGCGTTCAGTCTTTTGTTCTGCTCCATGATGTAATCTCTGTCGGATTTCTTACTATTCAGCCTAAAAGTAAAGTAAGCAGATAAGATACCGAAAGCTAAATACAAAAGGTCGTTCAAATCTATTTTCACTGCACGACCCCCTGTCCTAGCGTTTACATCTATGTCGTGCCGTCCAGCTTGTTATTGCTAAACCAGTTAAATCACTTGCTAATACTGGTCCATAATCATCTAAGAAATACCAGTGTTCAAACTCTAATAAACACAAAATAGTAATTAATCCTGCAATGAAGCTGATTAATACCCCTGTTATGTGTTCGTTGTTATAACTTGAAAGAATATAACCAATCATAAGAACGCCAGCCACAATTAAAGCCCACTGCAAAACCGGGCTGTTCATAAGCCCGCGCAATTCTGGCGGAAAGTAAAATTGTGGATATTTCTTAGTCATTAAAGCTGCACCCTTTAAAATTGAGTACAGCCCTAAAATTGCATACAAGCCATTAAGCTTGAGGCGCACCGCTAACTTGGTTATCAGTTCTTTCATAAGCTTCGCCTACAATCTTTTGGTAATTTTCTGCTGATAAAAAGCCTTGTACGACTAAGCCCTTCATGCCGTCCTTGTCATAGATACCGAATTGGTAGTCCATCTTGTACATTTCTAAGAAGTTAGCTTGAATTTGTTCCATTAAAGTCATGATTTAGTTTCTCCTATTATTGATTATCTGATACTGGTTGGGTTTGACTAGCTGATGCATCAGTAGTTGACGCAGCGGGTTGACTTTGCGCTGGTGCTACTGGTGTAGCATTTGCTTGATTTGCCTTAGCAACAAGAGCAAGTGTTTGTTGCATTGATGCAAGTAACTTGTTAGTGTTTTGAGTTTGAGCAGTAAAGCTCTTCATCATAGCTGCATTTTGTTGAGTATTTTGCAATTGCACTTGTTGAATAGCCTTTACAGCTTGATCTACCTTGTCTTTGGCTTGGTCAAGTTCAGCAGACTTTTGGTCAAGTTCCTTAATTTTGGCTTGTGCATCTGCAAGGATTTGACCTTGTGCAGTGCCACTGTTTTCTTTCCATGCGCCAAGACCGCTGTTGAGCTTGTCGTCCCATACTGGGTCAACCATACCTTCTGCTGGTGCTTCCTTGTGCATTCTCCACGGAACAACGTTAAAAGGTACTTCTGTGAAGATTGCATGACATCTTTCATCTTTAGTCGCACCATCTGGATTTGAGTAGTAATAAACATACAACTTAGTTGGTTCTTCTTGTGTAGCAGTTTCAACGCCTGCTACTGCGTTTTGTGTTTCGTCAGCCATAATTGGCTCCTTTCTATTAAAAAGCCCCTGTGAGCTATGCACTAAAGTGGTTGCTTTGTTACTTTTAAATCGTCGAAAGGCTTAGATCTAGTACCTTGCCAAACGAAGTTATTGCTCCAAGTAACGGTTAATTTTCCATCTTTTGAAATAGTAAAATCAATCTCCAATGGATTATAGTTGGCATCGGTTCCAGTGATTTTATATTGTCCACTAGGATTTTCGACAAAGGGGTAATAAGTCTTGCCGTCAACGTTTACCGAATCGGCACTTGTGTCTACGTGTATCCAATCTTTTCCTTCAAAGAGTATCTTTGCTACTGTCATGCTGACACTTCCTTTCTATTTTTCAATCATTGCAAGTCTTGTAGGCTTTTCATTCTCCCAAGCTTCTGCTTGCGCTTCTTGTGATGCTGGGAATCGCTTGCCTTCAATATAATTGTCTTTGATGTACTTGATTTCATTTTCCGCGTTGGTTAGACGCGTGGTCAGCGACTGAATAGTTTGATTTTGTTGATTGATGATATTTTGCAGGTTGCTGATGTCATCAGACGTTGCAATTCTTTGCCAGCCAGGATAAAAATTGTTGGTCTGTGAAATGTTTCTAATAAAAATACCGTTAAATCCACAATCTAGCTCTTGATAAATAGTGTTGTAGTCCCAGCGCTTAACACGCAAGAAACACCATGTTTTACCATTACCATTTTTAATAGGATTACCAGAAATCCGATAAACACCATCATCAATAATGTTGTTAGCATCATCATCAGCACCTAATGACCTGCGCTCTTGTGGAGCATAGCGGATAGAATCGATTGCATTATTAACGTCCGCATGAGTAGCCACATCGGGGTGACCCGAAACGTTGCTCCAGTCAACCGTTCCACTAAAGTGCCCGTTTGAATAGATTGCGGCTACTTCACTGCCGTTGTTGCGGAATGAAAAATGATTTGAACTATCATCACCCAAATCAAAGGCAAGGTCTAGGTTATCGTTGTTGTTTTGGTCGCCGTAAATGCTGGCTGTATCAGTTCCACCAGACCAGTGTAAGCCACCGAGGTTACCTGTTTTGGCATCAATGTCGCCACCTGTCCAATTAATCATAGAACGAAGGTTCATGTTGCCACCGTCCAGCGACAGGCGACCGTTTGCGTTGCTATTAATGCTGTTCATTCGATCAACAGCACCTTTAAGTGCTGCTTGATCAACTACCCAAGCATTTTGCAGGGCTCGTGATTCATTGGTAGGCGTCCCCGTGTTCCAGTCATATCCTGTTGTAATTGTGCCTTTGTCATTAGCATTTATCTGATTTTGTAAATCATTATGCAGATTATCAACGTAAGATACAGAAGCTAATCTGTTCCAATCTGGGGGGTTCTCGCCTTCCCAGTATCGCCAGCCAAATGAGCCATCTTTGTTGAACGCACCAGAACCGACAGGTGTCCAGATTTGTGTTTTTGCATTACCGTCATAATTTAAGACAATCATGACACCACGATGGTCACCAATCCAAGACGGCGTGTTTGTATTGCTAGTATTCGACAGCTTATAAACAGTGACTTGGTTAGGTGTGCCTTCAAGAGTATTGACATCAACGGCGTTGCCTATAACAGTTTCACCATCAATTTGTTTAACTCGATTGATGAGGTTACTAATGCTGTTGTCACGATTGCTGAAAGCATCACCAACCTGCTTTTTCGTGTACACGTCAGAAGCGTTAGCCTTGGTATTGATAGCCGACTGCAGATTATCAACGTTGGACTTGATAGTATTCTTTACATCTGCAATCTGTGCATTAACCGTTGATGTATCTGCCTTGTCTGCGATCATGCTAGCTACTTGTGTAGCGTTAACTTTGCCACTTGTGTCAGTAGTGACAGCCAGTAGCTTCTTGTCTAGCTCTGCCTTGGAGTAGCTGTAATCAGCACTCACTTTGGAGTTGGCTAAATCGGTAACCGTTTTGATCTGCTTGTTGACATCTGCCGTCTTAGCGTAAGGGGTAAAATCAATCTTGCTGATCTCTGCATCAACCGTAGCCTTGTCAGCCTTAGTTGCTATTGCAGTATCACGACTGCTTAGCGCATCATCAACCTGTTTCTTCGTGTACACGTCAGAAGCGTTAGCCTTGGTATTGATAGCCGACTGCAGATTATCAACGTTGGACTTGATAGTATTCTTTACATCTGCAATCTGTGCATTAACCGTTGATGTATCTGCCTTGTCTGCGATCATGCTAGCTACTTGTGTAGCGTTAACTTTGCCACTTGTGTCAGTAGTGACAGCCAGTAGCTTCTTGTCTAGCTCTGCCTTGGAGTAGCTGTAATCAGCACTCACTTTGGAGTTGGCTAAATCGGTAACCGTTTTGATCTGCTTGTTGACATCTGCCGTCTTAGCGTAAGGGGTAAAATCAATCTTGCTGATCTCTGCATCAACCGTAGCCTTGTCAGCCTTAGTTGCTATTGCAGTATCACGACTGCTTAGCGCATCATCAACCTGTTTCTTCGTGTACACGTCAGAAGCGTTAGCTTTGGTGGTGAGTTCTTGCTCTACGGTCGTTTTATCAGCCTTAGTAGCAAATTGAGCTGTCACATCAGTCTTATCCGCTTTGGTATCAATCTTTGCTGTCAGGTCGTGCGTAGCTTTGTTGATGGCTCCGTTTAGCGTTGCCGGTGTAACCGAACCTGCTGGGTCGACTACGGCCGTAACACTAGTAGCATCACCAATTTTCACCGCAATCTTTAAATCTAGCGCATCTGTAGCAACTCCATCTGGATTTGTAGCTGCTAGATATGCTCCCGAATTAGCGACAGCAACTATAACTAGTTGCTCTACATCATTTTTTCTAGCAAAAAAGCCGACTGCCTTGTACTGCAAGTCTGCTTTTAAATCATTGTTCTGGAACACTGCCTCAAGAATCACCGTACTGCCGCTGTCACTACTTTGCTTGTCGCTAACACCGATCTTGACCTCACGAAGCGGATTTCCTAGCGAGATCAAAGCTTTAATCTGGGAATCACTTAGACCACTGATGTCTTGACCATACAAGACCGCCTTAGTGTAAGTAACCTCACCGCCAGTAGTCATCATAGTACGACCAGCATTTGTTATATAAGCAGGATCTCTAATTGTACTCACTTAATCAGTCCTCCTTATTTTTCTATCATTGCTAAGTAGTTAGGGTGTTGGTTCTCCCAAGCTTCTGCTTCTGCTTCTTGACTAGCTGCGAATCTCTTGCCGATCACACTATTTTGTTCGAGGAAAATCACACGATTTAGCAAGTCGTTATATTGCCTAGTACTTACACCTTGCTGATTGTTAAGACCTGTAATCTGATTATTCAAATCTTTAAATTGCTGATCTTTAGCGCTATTTGCTGATTGTAGAGATGTGATTGTTTGCCTTAAATCATTAATTGTTCTATCAACATCTGCCTTAACATAGAAGACACTAGACAAATTGACATTACCAGTACTGTCAGGAGCTACCCCCTGCACTGTGTTAATACCAGCACCTTTACCAGCGCCAGCAACCATTTGATCGATGGTTGCTGAATCATAAGTTGGGAGGTTAAAAGTACCGTCACTATCTGCCTTTGTGGCATCCTTACCGTTCAGCATGATAGTTAGCTTGCTAGTACCTTGCTTTAGTTCAGTGTCAATTGTTCCTTGTACTTTTGACTGCCATTCATTTAACTCAGCTCTAGTAACATAGCCAATCTCGTTTACAGTCATGTCAATGTGTGCCGCATTACTGATTGTCATATTTAACTGTGCTGAAATGACTTGAGTTGATTGATGATCTGGACTTCCAGCAGCCAAAACTTCATGATCCTGTGTAGTCGGTGTGATAGCAATTAACTTCTCTTCACCTTGTACAGTCTTGCCAGCATTTGTTGTATCAACACGCGCATACCAACCAATTGAGCTAAAGTTAATATCCTGTTGTTGATTCCTGTTCTCAAAGTTGGCTATAACCGCAAAGTTGTTATCAACGACGGGGGTAATCTGCAATTGTCCTTCTTTTAAGTCATCTTTAAGACTTGTTAGATTCCTTATTGCTTCATCGCTAAGTGCTTGACCTGATTGATCCGTTAACTTTTGACTTGATAAGATAGCTCTTGTATAAACCAGTGTGCCAGTACCATCGCCAACAGCCAAAAACAGATGTCGCCCGTCATTCGTCAAGAGCGATTGCTTTAGTTTTTCAACAAATCCCGAATTTGATGTATCTGTTGCCATCATTTACTCCTTTCTATTAAAAAACTACTCAGTCTTGATTGATTGAGTAGTTGTCGTTATTGTTTTTGTTCCAACGCTTAACCCAGCGTGTACTTCTTCCTTATGATTGCTTGACCAGCTTGCTGATGTATGCCAAATTGACGTATCTGCAATTCTTCCAATCACTGCTAGATATAGATGCTTAGATGTTTGAGCTTTCCAGCCAGTCCACCATGACACACTAGATTTAACACGTTGATAATTTTTATAACTAGTGTGCATCCCGTAATAGAGATTAGTTGATGTCCTGGACTTCCAACCTGTCCACCAAATTGTTTTTGATCTAGCAGTAGTTTGCCACCTGTCTTGGGTGCCTACTCCGATATAGAGCTTAAGTGGTGTATCGGCACGAAAAACGATGTAGTCAAGCCAATACCCAAGTGCAAGCATGTGCTGTAGATTTTCAAGCAAAAACTTCTCGACTGGCAATTCTGATACATAGTCCCATGGAATCTGGATTGCTATGTGTCTTGGTGGGCCCGTCTTCCAAATTTTAAGACCTTGCCTTGTTCCAAGGGCTTCACCAGTGATCTTAACGATACTTGGTATTGTTCCTTGTGCACGAGCCAGAAGAGTTTTCAGGTAAATTAAAAACCGATAAGGAGGATCACTCTTTGTCGGTCTATAAGTACTGATATCTTTACCAAACAGGTCAAGCGTTGTACCTTCAGCATCAAAAATACCACGCCACTTTGCTACCTTGTCACCGGAATCACTGATACGTTCCAGGTCATCGTTAAAAACATTAAGCAACTTATAAAGGTTGCCATCGTGCTCCTTATACCAGTGATGAGACGGAAGAGTTAACAGCTGATCTGTTGTCTCATAAGCCATTTACCACCACCTCTACATTCTCTGGATCACAAATAGCAACTTCAAAGTCTTTTTGCTTAACGTCAGCATTTGTCAGCTTGTCAGGTGCAGTACCGATCGTGATTGATGCATCATCAACACCCTCAATTGCATAGACAGGGCCATATAGCCTAGTTATGTAAAGAGGATCACCCATCTGCAGGTCATTAATGTAATCTGCAACTGAGTATTTGATATCATCTGCACCCTGATCAATGTTCCATGCATCAGTCGTATTGATAACAACCTTGGCATAGATTGATTTCTCAGTAGCAAAATCAAAGTTAATCTTTAACGGATTACCCGTTGCATCTTTAACCATCAATTCCTGACGGCCAACCATCGTGATACCTGCTGCAATGTAATCAGCTAAGCAATCCGCAATATCCTGCTTATTACCGCCTAAACAGTAAATGTGCACCGAATAAGGAGGATTGCCATACTTATCAGCTTCTGCAAAAGGATTCTGCACGATGTTAACTTCACGAACACCAGGTAAATTCATTAGTGCTGATCTAATACCTGCAGCTGTTGATCCAGGACGAGCCGCATTTTCCATGCGCAACCGTTCTCGATAAACATCGTCGGTTTCTAAGTCTTGACCACCACCTGCTTCTTCAGGATTAGTGACTGAAATAATTGCATCATCAGGATTAGCTTCAACAGTAATTGAGTTAGCCGGTACATTGGTTTCTTGACCAGTTTCCTCACATTGCACCCAACCGGTACCACTCCAAGAACCATCTTCTTGCTTTTTAGTCAAAACATCCTTTAAGAGAGTAAACAAATAACCGTCTTCTGTCTCATATTGTTCACCAGCTTGGATTAAGTATTCTCCTTGCGTAGTGATTTTAATTTGAGCAAAAGACGGTTCGTCTACTTTACGTTTTAAACCTAAGTTGCCACCGATATAATCTAAACTAGCACCGCTGGCAGTAGAAATAAATGCTGAATAATATGTCAACTGTTGCTGTTCCCATGCCGCTTTTTCACGCCTGGCAAAAAGTCTAGCCAGGATTCCGGCATTAGAATTACTTGTCATTACTAAGTCAGGATCAATTAAAGATATCATTGTATCTTCAATCTGACTTAATATTTCTTGATATGTCGGGACATAAAAACCTGTTGACGTTAGTCCCCACTGCGAGTTATACGCCAATCTCAACACTTCCTTCTACTTCTTGTGAGTTATCACTTTCAGTTGGTGTGGCCATAGCTCTAAAAGTGATTTCTAGTCTACGATTTGGTTTGAAGTTGAATTGGATATCTTCAACAGAATCAACTTCCGGAACTTGCCGTTTGATCGTGTCTCTCAACTCGTCAGAAGCACGTGCTTTTTCAAACCTTTTACCAAGGAAATTCGTGTAATCCATCCCTTGTTCAGGATCAAGCACATCCATTTCCCCATAGAAAGTTTCAAGAGTTGCTTTGATTCGTTGTGTGATTTCTTCCAGGCCATTTACCAGGACAAAATCATGAGTAAGAGGATCAACATATAAGTCACCGTACTCAGTTGATTTAAAATCTTTAGCCATTTTTCCAATCACCGCCCCAAATTCCGATAATGATCGCATCATTAGCGTCATGCATACGAGTGCTACCTGGAGTAAAAGTTGTTGCATCTCTACTCCAATTGTCACTGTCACGATCTAAGACCACATACACGACAACTACTCCAGGACGGAGCAATCGTTTTTTAGGCAGTTTGGCCACAAATGATGTAGCTGCATGCTCTGGAAGCTTGCTATTTTCATCTACTTTTTCAAATTCGGATTTCAATGCATCGATCATTTCATCGATGATATAGCAATTCTCCACGACAGGCACATCCAAATATTGAGCTGACTCACTACCGTCACTCATATTAGCAAGTGGCTGGATATCAGCTAAGTGATTTTTGCGATCATATCTTATGACTCTCGCCAGATTGCTGACTTCGATTTCAGCAAAAATAGCATGTCTAAAATTTCTAATTGCGTCATAGCCCGCCGTTTGTAATTCAGCTTGTGATGCTCGATTATTTTTAGCCATATACCCTCCTACATTGCAGCCAGTGAGCATTGAGTTTGTGGGTTTTCGCCATCGCTCGTATGCTGACCAGTTTTCACATAAAACCGACCTTTTAAGTACTTCGATTTCATATTGATGCCAACCCCAACAGTAATGTCGGGCATCAAAGGAGTTGTGATCTCCCAAGTTTCCTTGCCGTTATCGGCTTCGTTATTGCTAGGCGGTTGCACCAAATCCTGATCATCAATATCGATCCAGGTACGTTTCTCCGATTTAGGATCAATAATTTCAAATTTGCCTTTACGATAATTAATTACTGATTCTGTCTTCTGCACTAACTGCTTGATCAAAGTTAATGGCTTACCTTTAGCGGTATAAGGACGTGTCAATGCTGGATTTTTGTGCAATTGAATACGATCAATCTTAATTCCACATTGACTAGCGATCCCTTGGATCAGAGCTTTGTAGGTCGTGCCCTTTTTGTAAGTCTTATTGGATCTAACTGTTTTAGTCTCTCTAGTCGGTACTCGCTTATTTTTATAGTGACCCTTTTCAGTGACTTTAATAATTTTGTGTTTGTGCACCGTCTTCTTTTTTTCAACTTTTAAGCGATTAGCTTTCACATTGCTGTAGTTAGTCCCCTCTGTAAAAGAGAGAACTTTGGAGTCAGTGACACCATCATGATGAGTACTATCAACTTTAGTGATGTACCCTTCACAAATCAGCTTTTTACTAGATCCCCAGTTGAAATAAAGATAAATTTTCATGCCTTTTTTTGGAAAACTAGCATGTTTCTTTGAAATGTTATACAAGGTCACAGTATTAACAGCCGGCGTAGCTGCATCACTGAAATTCACTTCGAAAGGTATCGTAAAGTCATGATTAGGCGTCTCATCATTGTAAATTTCCATCCTTTTACCAGATTTACGGTCTACAATGACTAGCCACGTGTGAGGATTTTTAGTAGCCCATGTCATCAGCTAGACACTTCCTCATCTGTATAATCATCAGTCGGTTCGTCCGGATCGTATCCAAGTGGCTTAATAGTCGGATCGCCAGTTTCAGAACCTAGCGGATCAATGACATCGAGATAGATCTGGACTGTATAGCCAAATACAGCCTTGCCGGCATCAGTAGCCTGGTCGGTTTCGTCCATCACTCGCAAGTCAACACGGGGAAGACGCACATCCGGTAGATCATACCCAACCAGTTCGCCTAAAATTAAAGGCTGCTGTGTCAGCAATAAATCTCCATCTGCATCCCAAATAGTTACGGTGTAATAGTCCGCGATATCGTTATAGTCAATCCGAAAAGTATAAACCTCGCCGGCTAGCCTGATATCAAAAATATCCGGCAGATCATCAATATCGACTGGAACATATCTGCGCATCTATTTCACCCGCACTTTCTTATTGATCTTTTTCTGCTTCTCACTCACATAAAGAGAGCGACCGGCATAAATCTTGTTAGGATTTTTGATGTGATTTACCTTTTGTAGCCATGCTACCGATCTCCCGTATTTACGAGATAATCCGAGCAACGTATCGCCCGGCTTAATAGTGATAGCAGTGTAGCGTTTGTTTCGGCTACCTGCCGTCGTTTTTGTTGATTTTGATTTCTTAGTTTTGGAATTATTACCAGTTGAAGTAGTAATTTCTGCAGCTCTAACATGTTGAAACGTTAAAGTTACTTGCAAATTGTCACGCAAGTCAGTGAAGTTCTGACCTAATTCAGCAATCAACAAGTGTGACTGCTTGAAATCTCCTTCGTAGGTTAAATCGGTATGATGATCACGCCAGTACTCCAACTGCTTATATTTGGAGTTGGCTTCCGCTCTGTCTTTACCAGTTACAAGACCTGAAACACTTTTAGTTTCTGAACTTGTTCTTGCATAGTTGGAACGTGGAGAGCCTTTATCCACTGAGTAAGAAGTAATATTGACGCTTGAAGTTTCAGATTCACCGGTATTCGGTGAAATATAGATAACATTAGCTGAATGTCCATCTGTACGATAGATGGCACAATTACCCTCATTTTGATGAGATTTCATGTGCTCTGCTATCTTGCTAGCCACAGCTTTCTTGTTATCCTGATAGCCTTTCAAGCGTTTATATTGATCATTAGCTTTGCTATAAGCCTTGTTGATCTTTTTCAACTTATTTCGATTAGCCGAAAGAGTTTTGTCCCACTTCTTTTTCATCGCACGTGCGTGAGGCCTTTTATTTTTAGGACCTTCTTGTGCAATAACCCAGTAACCATTTGACTTACCAAGTGCATGATCAATAGCTTTTTTGACTTTCTGTTGTTGCTTTTTTAAAGTAGCAACTTTTTTCTTTGCCTTTCGAAGAGCAGTAGGCTCTTTCTTTTTTGCTGCCAATTTAACCTCCTTTCTAGAAGATGGATGGATCAGAACCGAAGTCATGACCAAAGTATCTTTCAAGGACTTCAACCAATTTGACCTGTACGATTTGAGCAACTCTTTGTTCATCAGCCTTAGAGTTACCAACATTGCCATTAAAGTTAATGTTGATATTAATTGGTAGGCGTTGACTACTACCAGGAACATTAGCCTTGACCGGTTTAATATCTCTAGCAAAGTCCTTGATCTTACGCTTGCTTGTCTGATAATCATCAATCGATACATCACCAGGAACATGCATAATTTCAGGACCTTTTTCGCCAACTAAAAACGCACCACTTCCGTGATGCGTTCCTCCCTTAGCAAATCTACGATGACCTGTTGGCCCCCAACTACCACCGTAGTGGATATCTGATTTCCAATTTGAATCATTGAATAAAGCTAATAATTGATCATAACCATTCTTAAGCTTTCTATGTCCTTTAGCGGCAAATGCGTCAAACGTACTTGGGACGAATTGAAGCAGACCCTGTGCTGGCGTACCTTTAGCGCTGTTTATATCAGAAATTTGCTGAGTAATCGTTGGATTACCACCAGATTCAGCAGAAATCATGGACAAAATCTTAGCCATATCACTGCCACTCACACTGGTATGCATTTGATTTGCAGCTCTTCTGATATATTTACGCCATCTAGCAACACCGTCTCCACTTGGATTACCGTATTGGCCACCTTCACCAAATTCATCGCCGATCTTCTGCATAGTAGCCCAGAATCCTGAACCAACAGAGTTTTTAACGAATCGATCAAGTGAATTGTTAGCTTTAACAGTGGCCTTTTTACCCTTGGAGCCTTGCATGTTGGCACCCTTGACACGTCCAAACATTGGAGCACCCTTGCCAACTACAGAACTCAAAGTGTTCATGTGAATACCTTGCGCAGGTGATTCAGCTGAGAAGTACTTGTTCCCACCGGCATAGATACCAACGTGATCACTACCACCAGAACCCCAGAATACCAAGTCGCCCATACGGGCACGTGCTTTACTGATATGTTCAGTCATGCCGTATTGAGAGCCGGAATAATGAGGATAGCTAATGCCGTAAGCATGTTTAAGCGTGTATTGTACTAATCCGGAGCAATCAAATGTCGTTGGACCAGCTGCACCCCAAACATACTTATGACCTTCGCCATACTTTTCAGCAGCTTTAAGCAAGCCAGATGCTGGGCCAGAACTACCGCTATCATCATCAACTTTCTTGTGTGCTAATGACCATAATGCTGACCAATACTTAATTCCTTGATCTGATCCAGTTTTGTTTGCAGCGTTAGCTAAGACTTTAGCACCAGCATGTAAACCAGTAACTGGACTAAACATTGCCTTACCAGTCTTTTCGGGATTTTGCCAATTATGTTTTGCAATATTATAAAGATTCTTTAGTTCACCGTGGCCAACTCCTGAGCCTTTAGCAAAATGAGGTAGTCCCATTGAATGAGCCATTTCTTGTGTTTGATGACCATTGAGAACCTTATCGCCTTTTTGAAGTGGTAGAATTCGATCTTTTCCACTTGGAATGATTAAATTATTGCCACGAACGATTGATTCTTGTCGTGGACCAGTTTGGGCATCATTAACCATGGCCAAAGTATTGTTAGGAAGTTCTCCGTTAGAACCAGTAGCAAAGTGAACTGGCTTAATTGCAGCACCGTCACCACCAAATTCGCTGATGACCTTATCGATACCGTGAATGCCTTTATTAAGTTGATCAATGGTATCACCCATTGCATTTTTGGCATAACCGGTCATCTTATTCATCGCTTTACCGAAGCCCTTGCTTGTAGAGCCTGCGGTAGCAATTACACTATCATGCATGTTGTCCATTTGCTTGGAAACACCTTTACGCATGTTGGTGTAATCCTTGGTAGCAGATGATCTGGTTTTATCAGTATATCTGTTGGTTTGCGTTGCAATTTTATGCCACGTTGTGTTGTTGTGACTCTGAACTGCATTAACGGCCTTTACAGCGGTTTTATGAATCTTAGACCAACTATTGCTGTTAGTTCGATTTAACTTGTTGAGGGACTTGGTAGCATCAGAATTGATCCTGCTATAGTCTCTGGACACTGTCTTGGTAGTTTGAGTCAATTTAACAGTGCCTGAAGCTAAATGAACACGATTTGCAAGATGGGCAGTATCACGAGCGTTAATTACATCTTCACCTGGTAGCAATGTTCTCTTCAAATTGCGTCTGTTTGGAAGCAATTCAATTTGACCATTGCGATGAATGATACTTTCACGGTTACCAGTCTTTGGACTGTCAAAACCATCATTAAGCACAGCAGGAATGCCGTACTTGGTTTTCCAGTCGGTACCTGTAGCTAGATGCAAGTTGCCAACTTTCAATTTACCGTGGAAGAACTTATCAACGTTGCCACCAAAACTGCCAAGTGGTTTTTGAACATGATCATGGAACCAACTAGACAATCCTTCAAATGGTTTCTTGAAGAATGCTACAGCTCGACTAGCCATTCGGCCTAAGCCGGTTTCAAAGCCAGTCCAGCCTGAGTTGACATCTTTCTTAATGCCACCAGCCCAGTGTTGCATCCCATTCCATTTATTCTTAAACCATTTGTTGGCTCGTCCACTCATTTGACCAGACCAAGTTTCGAAGCCGTGAAGCCCGCTTTGAGCGTTTTTCTTAGTCTTACCGCCCCAGGCTTCCATTCCTCGCCACTTAGATTTGAACCATTTGCTTGATTTTTCACCTAAATCACGAGTATAAGTTGGGAAACCTTTAAGTCCGTTTTGAGCATCCTTAACTATACCGGATGCCCATTTCTTGGCATTGATTTTAGGTAAAATTCCACTGGCCTTAAGTTGCCAATTCTTTGGCATCTTGCCATGTACTTGTGGCTTAAAACCGGCCAACCATTTATCTAAGCCATTCTTCTTAGGATCAAATGGGCCCCAGTCGATTTTGGTGTTCCGTGTAGTCTTATTCCACCATGAAGCAAGTCCTTTAGCTGGGCCTACCATTGGATTATAGTTTCGATTATCACCGGGTTTACGTTTGCGAACCCAGTTGAAGAAGCCACTCCAATCAAGCCAAGTGCCTTTTTCAGATGCTACAATTCCAGCTTTACTTCTCTTCCAGAAATCTTTATCACCAATATGCCCCAGTGAGTTCCAAAGAACATTAGCACTCCCAGACATTACATCCCATGCATTATTCGCATGGGCAAGTGTTTGAACATTCAAGCGGTGATTCATACCCCATGAACGTTCTGATAAGGAGCGTTGATCACGGTACTTATGTGTCCTGGTATTGTAATAACCGTTTTCGTCATACTCAAATAAAGGGGTTCTACCTTTAATTTTGTGCGTAGAAGTTAAGTAGCGATTGTCATGGTTATATTCTTCAACGGTTGAATCATACTTACCGTTTGATTTAGCGCCTTTTTTGCCATAAACAAAATACTTAGCAGCATGACCTGAAAAAGCCTTGCCAAAACTTTTAGCAGCTGCAGGCCCCATTGCTTGACCAAGAGCCATACCTATTTGAGCACCGGCAACACCACCAAGTGATGCACCAATTGCACCACCAACTAAGCCACCAATACCAGCACCATATTTAGCGTATTTAACGTTGGCACTCTTTGAATTAATGGCTTTGTAAAAATCACTGCCGATTTGATAAGCATCAAATGCTACCGCAACAGTCGTTGTTAACTTAGCAGTACCAGTCATCTTAGACCATTTGGTAGGTTGGGTTAATTGAGATGTTGCTTTGCCTAAATTAGCAATTTTTGGACTAGTTTCAGCTAGTTCTTTTAAGTTACTCTTCAATTCACCAATGAAACTAATAGTTTTAGCAATCTTAGTAGCACTGTAACCGGCTAAGAAACTACCACCAATAATCTTCATGGCGGTTGGATGCTGAGTAACAAATCTAGCCAAGCCGATCAAGGTGTTAGCAAAGTTCTTGATCACATTTGCTGTGTCATTTTCAAACTTCTTACCATCGCTTGACGTTAGGAACTTGGCAAGAGCCTCACCTGCGTCGTTTATGGCAGGCAATAATTTTGCACCTAAGTTAATTTCAAAGTCATTCATGGCCTGCTTAGCTCTAGCCACTTGCATCTTTGCAGTATCAGAGTTTTTAGCAGCTAACTTAGATACATAGGTACTCTTATCACCGACTTTTTGAGTTTCCTCAGTTAGTTTCCTAAGTTCACCAGTGTTCTGAGCCAAAATGGTTGCTGCGTTTTGTTCAGTCGAACCAAAGATTGACTTCATGAAGCCTTGTTCTTGGATTGAGTTTTCACTGTGTTGCTTGATGTGACTCCAAATCACGTCCATAGCATCAGCTAAACTTTTCAAGTGGCCTTTGCTGTCTTCAATTTCCTTGGTACTGATACCTAGCTTAGTAAATACACTGTTCTTTTTACCTATGCTGTTTACCTGACTACCAATACGTTCGATGATGTCACGCATGGCAGTACCACCCATTGAGCCTTCAATACCATTGTTGCTCAATACACCTACCGCAGAAGCTGATTCCGCTAGTGAGATATTCTGCGCTTTCGCAGCGGCACCGAAGTAGTGAATTGAATCACCCAATGAATGGAAGCCAGTTGAAGTAGCGTCGGCACTGTAAGCCAACATGTTTACTGCTTTGTTGGTATTTTCGATCATACCCTTGGCAGTCTTGGCTCTCATGCCGAATGCTTCAATTACCTGAGATGAAACAGTGGTTACATCACTGAACTTATCGCCTGACGCAACTGAGGCTTGCATTTCAGTTCTTAATGCACCTAACGCCTGAGTGGTCGTATAACCTCTTTTAACCAAATCTTCATAACCTTCAGCAATCTCTTGCTGAGATTTACCGTACTTGAGGGCCATATCACGGCCTTGACGTTGCATTTCAGCAATTGCTTTGGTTACGTTTCTTTGATGTTCACCACCAAGGACAGCCAAGTTGTTGACTTCCTTGTAGGTCTGTTGCAAGTTACCGGCTTTTTTAGCACCACTTACGGCAGCGGCACCAATGGCAGTAATACCAGCAGCGGCACTATAAGCACCGCCTTTGATATTGTCCCAGCCACTTCGTAAAGTGTCTTTGATTTTGCCACTGGCTCTTTCAGCTTTGTTGATGCTTGAAGTTAAGCGATCAAATCCAGTTGGATGCAATTTGTTAACTTCATCATTTAACTTGTTGATAGATGCTGCAGTTTCGTTGATTCTAGCTTTTTGGACGTGGAAAGCATCACTGTTTTTACCAGATTTTGCAGCAATTTTATCAAGTTCAGAAACTAATCCTGATTGACGATCTTTCAGTCGAGTAATCTGGCTTGAGTAGAGATTTACCTTTTCTTTGTTGGCCTCGTAGGTTTTGCCTTCACTTTTAAGACGATCAATATAAGAAGCAGTTTCAATATCAGCAGATTTGATGCTTTTTGCTAAGGCATCATTGCCATGCAGTCCTGAGAAACCAGCATCAACTTTCTTTATGCTCTTAAAGAGCTCATCAGTAGCTTTGTTGGCTTGAAGCAAACTTGAAATATCAACATTTGCCTTCAGATACCAACCTTCATGATCTGCTGCCATCTTATATCCTTCCTATCTAGTTTTTGGCTTTAAGACAAAATAAAAAAGCCATCGATTAAATCAATAAGCCTCACCTTCCCTATTTCTTGCCACCAAAGGCAATACCAATACCGTTGGCATTAGCATTTGATGTGATTTCAAATTTGTCTTTCTGATCTCGGACGTAAATTTCCCACAGGATTTCCAGTTGGTCTTCAGTTGCACGGTCTACCCATTCTTCAGGAACACCATGCATGACCAGCCGGACAATTCGTTCTAATTGGTTAGCTCTATTCTTGATCTCCTGCGACGTCATCTGTGCCCTCAGATACGTCGTTAAGAAAATTAAATACTGCTACAGCAGCTTCACCAAAATTCGTATGGTGATCCCAGAAGTCAGCAACATCCTTAATGTGTGGCAAAGTAATTACATCCTTGATTGCTTCATTCATCAAAGTTCTAAAGCTGTATTGACCATTGCTCATGTAGCTTTGTTGGATGATATCAGAAGCACGAACTGAACCAGGATAAGTTAATTCAAGAGCGTACTTAGTTGCTCGATCCTTATCGATAAAGACGATCTTCTTCTTGCCAAAGGTATCAGCAATCTTACTTGATTCTGCCAACTTGAGGATCATTTGACGATCATCCATGATCTTCTTAGTGTTAGCAGCCATTTCTTCTTGAGTTGGTTGGGTTGAAGCCTCTTGATTAGTTTCAGTAGCTTCAGTTTCTTCTTGGTTTTCTTGATTCTTAATTTCTTCTGACATATTAAATTCTCCTATCTAAAATCGCATACGAATCTCGATGAAACTGTTCTAACGAACAGATTCCTTGTTTAAGTTAACTGCCTTGATTTGAAAGGCTAAGTTGGAAGCTTGTACACCAACTGAGTAGTCTGGATCCTTGATAACCAAGCAGTAAGAACCCCAGTAGTGGAAAGTAGTTGTACGTAAATCGATTGGAAATTCGTTCAAGTTTTCACACAAATCACTGAGGTATTTAGCATCTGGTGATACTTCACTGATGTTAACAGTGATAGTAGACAAATCTTTGTTGTTAACTGACAAAATACCAGTACCTTGTGGGTCTTGAGTGATAGTGGCACGGTCTTGATCACGAGAAACAGTAATCATGGTGTCTTCACCAAACCCAGAGATGACTTTGCCACCAATTTGGAGGACACAGTCGTTGGCATTGTACTTGGCCATAAAGCCAGTCATTGGTGAGTTAATATTAGCCATATGTCATTCTCCTTTTATTGCATAATCGTGTCTGAGTTAACTGTTCCGTAGATCGTCAAGCTATGGATCGCAGAGCTTGCATGGTAGGTAAATGAAGCACCGCCATAGTGACGCTTAGACAAATCATCACGAGATTGTGCACTACGAGGAGTGGTTGTAACTTCGTACATACCCTTGCTAGTGTCGTCATTGGTTTGGATGATGCCTTGCTTCCAGGCAAGATCAAGAACGTAGTTGATTCTTGCTGAAACCATGCTGATACCAGTTGCGTCATATGGAACCTTGTCGTTTTCTTGCAAAAGTCTTTGCAATTCGTTGCCGACATTGACTTTTACCCAGATTTCTCCGTGCAATAAGTCGATGTATTCACCTGACATTGAGAAGCCTTCAGCAGTTTCGTTACGTCCATCAACTTGGATATATGCAATACAGTGAGAATTTTCGATACCGGCTCTTTCTTGAGTAGTAAGGTCTTCAGGAGTAATACCTTCGAGTTCCTTAAACTTCCAAGTACATGAACCAACAGTCTTTGTAGCCACAGCACCAACAAGAGCAGTGTCCATAGCTTCTGAAAGGTCATGCTTTAAGCCGATAGTGTAATTTTGACCATAGAATTGTGTGAATTGAGCCAAGTCATTGCTTTGAAGTACAAGGAAGTGATCTTGATTTGATTCACAAATGTTAGAAGCCAAAATAACGTCATCGTTGATTGTGTTGTCAACAAATGCCATGAAAGTCCAGTTGTAGTACCAGAAGTCTTTCAAGGTATCGAGTAACTTGCCATCGACATAATCCAAAATTGCGATTCTATCTGAATGGTTTGATTGAGCGAAATATGAATTTGCCTTGAACCAAACAGGTGAATTTTCTGGATAGTCAACAGCAACGGCATCTAAGTTCTTGTATTCACGGTAAACCGCACCAGTGGCTGTATCGACCTTACGTTTCAGCAAGCCATTCATGCGATCATCGTTACTCAATTCATTAGAAAAGGCTCTATCACCAGTAGTGTTAGAGCCTTGAGTCTTATCTTTATTGTCTTGAGCATCCTTAGGCGTAGTGTCGCCACTAGTACCAGCGCCAGTAACAGCATTGGCAGGAGCAACTGCAGGTGTTGCAGTCGTAGTCTTTAAAGTGGCTGGTTTATCTACCTTGTTAACCAAAAGTAGATTACCTAAGCCAACAAGTGGTTGAGGATGTAGGATCGTCATAATGACGTTGACATCTTTTACACGTTCAAAAGGTGCAACAACATTTGAGCCAATTTTATTAGGCATCAATTTTCCTCCTTCTTAGCATCAATGTGATCTTCATCAACCTTGCTGTTTGCCCGAATTGAATCGATAGTGTAGTCTTCGATTTCAAACTTCAATTTATCTGCTTGATAGACAGTACCTGCTTGACTAATCAAAAAGTTAAAATAAAAACCATACGAGTTGTCATAGTTAACACCAGGAAACGTCGTATGGTCTTGTATTTTTGTTTCTTTATTTGGTAATGCTGCAGGAACTACATTGACTTGATCAAACCATCGCTCATAGTTCGTATCTTGGACCAACCCATTAAGCAGATCAGTTGCCATTTGCTGAGCCATATTAGGATCAGTAGCATGACAATCAATTTGTAACTGCTCGTAGTATTGATCCGTACGATGATCTGCAGTCGTGTAGTCGAGCGGAATAATTGGATGGTAGGTAACATAAGGATAATCTGGTGCATTACCTGGATTATTGAACGGTACGAGCTTGCAATTAAAAAGATGATCAACCACCTTGGCCAAAACAAAAACGACCAGATAGCTGTCTTTCAGCTCTGGTCGATATCTATTCTTCAATGCCATGTTGTCCGTCTCCTTCTAGTACATACTCGTAAAACTCGGAATATGGATTCCAAATACCGTATGTAGTTACCTTGTAGTATCCCAACTGCGCAGGTACTTTTACAATCGTTCCCGATGGATATTTGTCAGTTGAGTACCACACCAATTTGCCTTCTAGCTGTCCGCCTCCGGCAATTATTTTTCTCCCTAGACTAGAATTAGGATTAATCGGCAAAACTGGCTCATGACGGATTTCTGCCTTATCAGCATCCAAATCAATTTCATCGGTAGGACCACCAACGTAAGCTTGATTTGCACTGTCGTCCGGTTTCCAAACTTTGATCTCACTGGTTTCGCCAAAATCAGCAATCATATCGGAAACGTCCATGTAAAAAGCCATTTTGCATCCCTCCTAGGTTGGAATAATCTTATAAGTTACTTTTCTAATCATTTCGCCAGTATCAACCAACGGATTAGATGAGCCTTTATTTTCAACAGTCAATGGTGCGTTTGGCGGATTTTTAAGCTTAAGTGCTTCTTCTTGAATGTCCTTAACACAGACAACTCCCAGCTTATTAAGAAACTTCATTGCAGTCATATCACCATTACAGATGTCCTTCAGTCCATCAAATACTATTTGCTTGTACTTGCCTTTATTAGCTTCCCATGCATTTTTGATAAATGGACGTGGTGGAATAACAACTTTTTTCAGCTTATAAAAGCGCTGCTTACCATTTTCATCTTTAAATGGCACCATCAAATAACCACCAAACTTGTTATCAGGCCTTGGTTTAATCGTTGCTCCATATTCATTAGCTCGAACAATCGTCAGCAACTTAGCATCATTTTCGCCGAAGAAACCAACTGCCACTTCCCAGTGGTTGAGTTTATCTAGCTCCTTGGCCATCTTCATGAAGTCTGGATGATGTCCTTCAGTTCTAACTGTCAATGTGGGATCACCGCAATTCGTGGTGTACTGCCTTCTCCGTATCTTCTATAGAGCCACATGTATAGTTGGCCCCACTTAGAAGAATTAAGCCAGCCACGGTCGCTTACGTCAGCATAGTGACGCTCCAAAACATCAACCTTTTCTGAAAGGACACCTTGACCAGATTTTCCAATGACCGTCACTAGATGCAAGGCCATGTCGATCGTTGCCATTCTCAAAACCGGAATAGTTTTATCTCTGACCTTAACTTGTTCGGGCATCCCATCTGATTCGGCAATTAAAGTTGCTTGATCAATTAATGCAGTGAGCGTTTCATCAGACATCTTTTTGCTAATGAGTGAATCACCGATGGTTCTAAGAACATCTGGAGTAACTTCATCTGCGGTATTCATTAGTTAATACCGTTTAATCTTACAAAGCCTGCTGGGAACTTAATGCAAAGGCCACCGGTTCTTTCCATGTACTTGATCTTGGTCTTGCCGTCAGTGTATTCGACTCTACCAAAACGAGCTGGATTCATAGCGACCTTGATATCTGCAGTGTCTTGATCGTTAATAAAGATCATGCCACAGTCCTTCTTGCCTGCTGCTCCCTTTTGAGTGTTCCAAAATTCTGCTGATAATTCAGGAACTGGAACAATCTTGCTGAATACAGCATTAGCACCATTGTGCTTGGTATCTTGTACCATGCTCAAAATAGTGTCACTAGTGCTGTACTTGTTGTAAGGTCTAGTCAATAACGAGTATTCCCTTTGTGGAAGTGCAAGAACCAATTGAGCGTTGCTCTTACCTGGCAGGAACTTAATCTTGTTACCAGCATCAATAAACCAATTGATCAACTTGTTAGCATCGTTGTAAGGGTCAGTGTTTGATGGGTCAACAATCTTATCAAAAGTAACAGGTGCATCATCAGCAACTTGGAAGCCCGCCTTAGCTGGATCAGAAGTCAAACCATAGATTGGCTTTTGTGAGTCATCATTACCATTAAAAATTAAGCGATCTTCCCAATCAGCAAGTGCATCGTTTACAGCTTGAGTCTTATCACCCAAAATGTCCAAATCACCTTGTTGTGCTCTTTCGATTTCTTCGTCAGAGTATTCAAGTGCTGAACCTTTTTGAGTAATAAAGCCTAATTCTTCATGGTAAGTAACATCTACTGTCGTAAGGTCAGTAGCACGATCTACAACATCAGATGCTTGACCCATGCGTTCCTTCCAGTAGTACTTGTAAGTGTCATCCCAAGTTTTGGGCTTGTCATCAATTTGAAAAAGAGTACGTCCAAGACGTGCACCTCTAGCTGGGGTAATAACACGTGGATCAATGTACTCAAACATCTTTCTGGTAAGAACACCAGTATTAAATCCTGCCATTATTATTGTTTACCTCCCTTATCCGTAGTGGTTGGTTGAGTGTCTTGCTTAGTTGTTGGTTGATTATTATTTGAGCCGGAATTATCTGAAGCAGGAGCTGTAATGCCCATATCAGTTAATTCAACTTGAACGATGGCAGTCTTACCTGCATAGCCATCAGTCTTGAAACGACCTACAACGCCATCACCAGCCCCCGCAGTCTTGAAAGTGCCGTCTGAGTTTATAGTCGCGAAATCATAGCGAGAAACATCAGTAGTAATTGGAACTGAGATACCGCCTTTACGCAATACGCCAATCAATTCTCCAGCCTTGAACTTGTCATCTGGCAAAGCATTGTAGTCATCACCGTCAATGCGGTTACGCTTAATTGCAATACCCATGATTGGAGCTGATGTAGCAGTTACGGCCTTACCGTCCTTAATATTTACGGCAACGCCAAAATTAATTTCTTCACCTGCGGTAACAGTGTCTACAACATTGTTTTCAATGGTTGCTACCGTACCGTTACCTAATTCTTTCTTTTGATAATAGGTTCCTACTGGAATTGGCATTATTTACCCCCCTTGTACATGTGGTTTAAATCGTAATAAGCCTTGGCAATTGGATCAGCTGAGTCACCTTTGGCTTCTGGTTCAGGGCCTGCATAGCCTGAAACCTTCTTAGGCTTTTCCAACATGTCAAATGCAGCTTGAACATAGGTGTCTGACTTATCAGTGAAGTCAACTGAATCACCCTTGATAGCCTTAACAGCGTCAATCTTCATATCACGATCTGATTTGCCGTGATAATCGTATTCATCACCAACAAAACTCTTGACCTTGTCGATCAATTCAAGCTTCTTATCAACGCCATCAGCCTTGTACTTATCAAATTCTTCTTGGAGCTTCTTGTTATCGGCTTCAAGTGAATCAGCCTTGGCTTGAGCTTCATCGGCTTTCTTTGCTGATGCATCTGCATCCCCTTGAAGTTGAGCCTTTTCAGATTGCAACTTCTTGATTTGAGCATCTAAATCAGCAATTTGCTTTGCTTTTGCTGAATTATCAGCATCGAGCTTTGTAATTTTTTCAACATCATCTGCAGCTACGGTAATGTTTTGACCGTCTGCACGAACTACTCTTGTTTCCATTTGGTTTCCTTTCTCTTCAGAAGGTTCTACTTGTTCAACCGCTTCTGCACTGTCACCAATCAATCGAACTTCATGACCGGCTCGACCTTTCGGTACAACTGCAACGTGGTTGATCCTGATATTTCTTTGAACTGCATCGTACTTTGTGCCGTTGTAAGTACCACTAGTTGGATCCATTTGAGTTTCAAAGCCAATAGACAATTCTCTCTTGTCACCGCTCTTAATCTGAGAAATCAAATTAGGATCAGTAATAGTAATGTCGTTGTAGAGCATGTTGCCTTCAACATGACCATTCGAGGCAGTAAAGCCTTTCAGCAAGTCATGAGAGTTGTCTTTGGTTACTAACCCATGGTGTCCATCTGTGACCGGCTTAGAGTTAGCGCTTGAAACCGTTGCATCTGAAAGTATTTCCTCAGGAAGCTTGGCTTCCATTTCTTCGGATCCGTCAGATTTAACGTACTTTTGCACCATTGCACCAGCAATTGGCACTCTGTAGACATACAAAAAGCCGGTCTGATCATCGAAGTGATAATCACGGATCGGCACAGAGTCATATCTTTGTACGGACGGCATTGTTATTCACCGTATGGCACATTAATTGGCTTATCAGGAATATAGAGCGTCTTGCCTGGTCTGATAACTGGATCTTCCTTGTCCAAATGGTTGAAGTAGCGCAATTGTTGAAGTGCTACGACAAACTTTTGAGCAACATCAAGCAAAGTGTCGCCTTGTTGAACTACATATTGCTTACAGTTCGAGTAATCGAACATTCCTTTTGAATCTTTTGCCACTGGTTTCACCTCCTTTACCGGTTCAGGCTTAGGAGCCACCGGCTTGGTTGGTTCTGCCAACTTTTCAGTTAACTTGCTTAAACCAGCGTCAGCATCTGCTTTAAATGCAGGCTTAACAACTTCTGTTAAACCTGCTGGCTTAGTTTCATTTGTGTTTTTAATTTCATCTGTCATAAAATCACTCCTTTAAAAAATCGGCTCAGCGAGACACCTGCAACGAATTGGTTCGCCAGGTAACTCGCCATTGTCGCCACCATTTGGATCACCATATTTAAAAATCTTCCCATCAAGTTCACGATGTTTAGGACGCACACGTCTGTCTTCCATCGATCTCCACAGATACTTCTCAGCACCTGCTGACTTGGCACGGTAGGCATTAAGCTGACTGATGATTGTACCTGTTTGGTCGTTTGCGATTAGATCAGCATGTCTTTTTGCCATTCCAGTTCGATTAGTAATTGCATCAGTGATGCTTGTAATACCGCCACCTGAAGTAATTGAGCGGTAGATGTCCTTTTCAAGTGAGTGCCAGTATGATGAATACATGCTATTTATCAATGAGACGTTCTCTTTAATCTTGCCTTTAACGTAATTACGCAAAACATTGTTGTCGCTGATAGGATCAAGACCAACCATTGCAGCTTGTGCCTTTACGTTGCTATAACTAAAAGCATTGATGGATCTTACAAACTTGGTAGCAATTGCATTTTCGTCATGTGCTTTTTTCGCTTGTTGTAAGCCGAAGCCCATTAACTCTATTTGCTGATTAAGCTTATCGATCCAATTAGGATCATCAGTAGCGTCATCAAGCTTTAATTGAGTGCCACCGTTGACATATTGCTTCAAATAAAACTTGGCACATGATCTGGCACCACGATCCCAGTCGGTAACTACCTTTTTGAGATCACGAGCATACTGCTGTTCAAGTTTCATTGGATATCTAGTCGGAACTCTTCTTTTCATTGTCGTGAATCACCTTCTGCAATCCAGCCATCAGCTTTTTGGCATCTTCCATCGTGAGATTATCAATGGAATCACTTTTGGTCTGAGTTTGCATCCCCTGAACGGCATTGTTGTTTTGACCATCAACCATTTGGTTAGCTTCATCAGTGTCTTTAATGCCCGAGTTAACCAATGTGGCCACAGCATTTGCTGTATTTTGGAATGTTTCTGACTGAGTTTTGTCGTCAGCGCTCCAAAGTGGATTAAAAACGAGCTTCCAATCAACGCTGTCAGGGTCTTCTGAACCGCCTGCAACATCAGTTGACCACATAAGTAGTTCAATAATGCGTTCTAATTGCGGTCTCAGCAGTTCTTCTTGCAAAGATTTAACGCCATCGTAGTAATTTGCAACATCAGTAGTCGCACCAGCCAAAGTACCAGCTTGTTCTCCCAACAAAACCGACTTAGGAATATTTGATGCAGCTGCTAATTGTTGCCAAGCAAACGTCAGCAGATTTTCAATACCGGAAACGTTGTTTGAAAAGCGCTGGAATGTTTGACCATTATGCAAATTCAAAATCGAATCAGTTCCCATGTTTTGAGACAAGATTTTATTTTGCTGATCAAATTCTGCCTTGCTAACTGGATCATCTGGATCATAACCAGCGCCATCATCAGTTAATACGTTGATGTCATACGCATATAGCAACTTACCTACTGAATACAACGCTGTGTCTAGCACATGAATCTGATCCCAACACCTAGTAATGATTGAGTTACCAGTGTCATCGTCTTCGAACTTATCGAGTGAGATATGGAAGTAACGTGATTTATCAATAACGATCTGTTTTGCTTTAGGGATGCCTGGATTAATATTGCCGTTAGCATCAACAGTGTCGCCAGCCTTAGTTTGATTGATAACCACTGCAGCTTCTTTCATGTAATTGATGTCAGTCGGATCATCGTTTACTTCGATTCTTTGAACGTGGTTTTGACCAAATACATGGAAAAATGCAATATCAGAGATAGGTTGCTTCTTTGGATCAAATGGCTTAGCTGTATTGTTATCAAGCGTAGGAGAATAAATACCAATTGTGCCGTATGCATCCCCGTGACCGAAGTAATAAACAAGTTCTTGGCACATTGAACTTTTTAAGGCTAGTGAATCAAGTTTCTTTTGATACTGCTCTTGCTTTTTAGGATTGCTAGGATAAATAATTCTCCACCCATTGCGAGTAGCATCCTGAGCTGGCTTGAAAACAATCTTGTGAGCAATACCATTCTTATGAATGATGTTGTCGATCAATTCATAGTCTTGATCAGCCATGAGTGGCGTATAAACCGGACGTGTATCACCAAATCTTTGAGGTTGACCAGTGAATTGAGATTCATAGTCCATAAAATCTTCACGATAGCCGTCCATTCTGGTAGCTGTAGCCGGTCTGCGCTTATTGCTAGGCTTTTTTCGATTAAATAAACCCATGTAATCTCCTTTCTAAAACTTGATAATTCCAATAGGTCTGCGCTTGGCCTTGTGCAAGCGTTGCAAACAGTAGACCATACTATCGACATTATCGTCATGCGGTGCATTCGGGAATGAGAATATTTCTTCCAACCAGTCTTCGACTTCAGGCTTCCATTTGGGATGCGGAACATAGACATTTCCTGACTCCCACAACGGGCTGACAGATGCTGCACGAGCTTCCTTAGAATCAGCACCAGGTGAAACAGCGATGACACCTGGGATTTCATGTTTCAAGGTATCTATGATGGCTGGACCATTGGCTTTATCTTCCACCAATTTAACAGTTGCTTGAGGATAGAACCGAGTCATGGTGCGAATTGCATCAAGCGTCTCTGTAAAGCTGAGTCGTTTATGACACCAACCTGGGCGTAAATAGAAGTCACCATCACGTCTGCTCCAAACTTGACCTGCCACAAAGTCGTCGTTGGCTTTGCTTTTGAACGTTGCATCCCAGCCTTGAACGGTTTCTTGCAAGTGCCTTGGTAATATCTTCACGTCTTTATCAGTTAAGTGAAGTCTTGCCATCGTTTGACGATCAGGCACATAAAACCGAACCCATTTGCGTTTGAAAATATTACCATCTTCTATGCTTGGACTTTGCTGATAAAGAGCTGCAAAGCCCTGTGATCCCATTTCTTTTTTCTGAATGAGTAAATCTTTCAGGCTATGCAATTCAGGACATAAGGCCTCGCCATTATGACGACCAATTGCATCAGTTTCACCTGGCTTAAGATCAGTAGCAATTGCTGGTAGCTTAATTTCTTCCCAATTACGAGACATCGAATCCAATAATCTTCCTGCTAAATCATCGGTCCTCCATCTGGTCATAATCACCACTACCGAGCTGTTATCTTGCAGACGAGTGGAGAATGTTTTAGTCCACTCTTCCCATACTTTCTTTTGAATTGTTGGTGAATTGGCTTCTTCGGCATCTTTCACTGGGTCATCGACTATTAAAAGGTCAGCTGAGTGACCAGTAGCAGCACCTAAAATCGAAGTAGCAAAAAATTCACCTTTGTGTTTGGCAATGGTGAATTTATCTGCAGTATTTATATAAGTTCTAAGTCCGAACAAGCTTGGTCCCCATTCGTTGAAGTCTTGACGATTAGTATTAGCAAACTGTGAGTACAGACCTTTTGAGTAAGTAGCAATCATCACTTTCTTGTCGGGATGCTTCATTAGGTAATATGCAGGAAATGTTGATGTAATAGTTAAGCTCTTGCCGTGTTGAGGTGGCATCTCCACAATATAAAAATGCTGTTCCCCATTAACAATCTTCTGTAACTTATCAGTAATCAGCTTGGTATGCGGATAAAGCTTCATGCCAGGATTAACCAATAGGAAATAATCGGCATAGCTTTTCCTTGCTAATGCATGCCTAGCAGCTAATGCAATTCCGTTCTTCTCATCAGCACTTAACTTAATCACTATCTTCACCTGCCATCTTTGCTAAATTACGCAAATCTTCAATACTTAACTTGTCCATCTTTTCTCTAGTCTTGTCAGCAACTGTATGAAGCTGTTCAACTTGTGCCTTTGCTACTTCAGCCTCGGCTTCTGCCTTAGCTGCTTCTGCAGTCTCTTTTCTAATTCGTGCTTTTAAGAGCTTCTGACTGCTTTGACTATTAATCAAGTCACTATTACTTAAAATGATTTGAATTGCTTTGAGGACGTTCTTATCTTCGCCCTCGTTTAAAATTCGATTTAAGTTGGATACTACTTTGGGTAGCAAATGACTAAAAGCATAAACGCTGTATTCAGTTCTTGCCTTTTGGAATTTTTCGTCCTTTTTCCAGTTTTCAACGGTATTTAAGTGAACTCCAACGTCCTGTGAAATCTCTTTTAAGGTCTTTCCTTGAAAAAGCTGAATTACTGCCTTTTGCCGTTGCCAGCTCAACTTGTCAAATTCAGTATTTTTACCAAGTTTTACCAAAGCTTTTAGTCACCTCTCCTCCTTAAAAATGAGCAAAATAAAAAGCACTCATTTCTGAGTGTCTATTCATTAGTTTTGGAACAAATTAGTGAAGCTTTCTACATTTTGCCTATTCCTCACCATTCAAATATCTGATTCTTAAATCAATAATTACAGCTAAATGATTCAAATATGATCTTTGTTCTTGCAACAAACCTAAATAATAGCTGTCTTCTTGATTTGCTTCTTTGCTGTAAATATAATGGTCAATTCTATTAATCTTGACTCCATATTCGTTACGCTCTTTTTGGAGTTTTCGAATTAATTCTTCGTTTTTCATGATGTCGTTTTGCTCTCCTTTTATGCTTTTTGTGCTCGACGTCTCTTTCGAGTTCAGCAAGGATTCGATTTTCTTCCTTGCACGATACGAGACCAAATCTTTTAGTGCGATACATTACTAATTCCTTTCACACGAAAAAAGGCACTGGAATTAACCAGCACCTTAACACGTGATCCTAATCATACATAATGTGTTTTGTTCTTGATATTAATTAGCAGAACCACGTAATGGGCAGTCAGGGAATTGAACCCCAACTGTCCGCCAGTTAATTAAATAAAACAGAGGTATTTATAAGTGACTCCATTAATAAGCTTACCGACGGACAGACACGAGTCTGCCCAAGATGGTAGCAGCATAACCACTACCGAATGTGAGAGATTTTTTTAATGCTTAAATTGATTAGCAGCACAACCAGTATTGCTACTGGCTAAGATCTAATGAAGTGCCGACCTTCAGTGCATGCAGAGCAACACGATCAAGGGGAGATTTTCACCTCCACAATTTAGAAAACATGTACGTTGCCGAACTTAGATCAAGGGGCCGCCTTTTCAGGCGGTTAGGTTAGGAAAACCTTGTTATCAGAACACGGACTCAATAGTCCTTTTTTATATCAATGCTCCGCTCGCTTACGGTCATCGCAGAGCTAAAGACGTGAGGCAGGTATTCCACTGCGACACGTCGGGAAACATGATTTATCTTGTCTCAAGCATTTGTTGAATCTTCGGGTTCAAATTCAATAAAAAACAACAAGATTGATTCAGCCTCAGTATTTCTGAGGCTATGACAGCATCTGGATTCGAACCAGGTAACTTGCAAGCCACATAGTATGCAATGCTGTCACTCTAATTTACAAGGAGAATAGATCTAATTGGTAAAAATGAATTTCCGTCACATCGGTCGAGGTAGATCTCCTATCTACTTTCTCGACAATAACAATTATCTGCTTTTTTCATCATCGGGCGATCCCAACTTAATCCCGATTAAATCCCAAGTAAATCCCTTTCAGATCCCGGTATGATCCCACTTTCATCCCAGTTACATCCCATTTTTTCGTTTTCGCGTAGTTTGATCTGCTCTCCAACCAGCGTCTGCTAGAGTTTCACCAGGATAAATCTGCAAATCAAAACGATCAGCTTCATCAGGAAAATACTTGTCTTGTGCCGAGATCCAACACTCAGCAAATTGATTCAATGCAACATTCTTGAAATCACCGAACTGATTATGATTCATATTACAGTCACGATTGATTTCCCATACTTTCTTATGTAAGACGTAAAATTCAAATAGTATCTGAGGAGATACACCTGATGTATGATCAATGGCATATTTGATTGCTTTCAAAACATCAAATGCTGCCAGCCTTCTTTCCATCATCTTTTCTTGGCTATTAACGCCATTTGAGTGAGCGGGAGCAAGTGATAGCTGGGGACTAGATAAACTAACCCCACTGAGCCGTTCCATTCTATTAATCTGACTACTGAGAAAATCATCTACATTTTCTGCTGTTAAAACTTCGTCTGGTAAATCAAATAAAAACACTGTCCCACTCCTGTATCTCTTCAAACTTTAAAATCTACATCACATCATTATTTATTTTGCTTATTGAGTATTTCTCCTAATTTCTTCCCATCTTCAAAGGCTTGTTCAGTACTGCCCTTTAGATATCCAGCATTGTAATTAGTTTCAGCAATATCCTTAACTAGCTGAGCCAAAACCCTAGCCTGATCAACGCTAGTAAGAATTTTTGCCTTTTCTAGCATCTTATAGCCATCTTCGCTGATGACATCATAGCCACGCTCGGCTAAGACTGACTTTAACTGTTCAACTGGTTTCATTTATTATCCTCGCTATGAATCTTTAAAAGAATTTGCATTACTTCATTTGTTACATGGTGCTGTGCATGTCCACCTAAACTAATAAAGTGAAGATTTAAATCTTCTTCTAATTGGTAAGTTCTCTCACCATCAGTAATCGTTTCTCCTACACCAAGTGCTAACATCTTGATCAACCTCCTTACATTACTATGTATTCAACAAAGTCAACATGATTTAACTGAAACATAGGTCCGTTTTTTACTCGAACAAAAATGTGTTCAGTTTCATTGGTTCTAAGTGCTAATGCATTTTTAGCTACTTCCTCAAAGTCATTAACCCTAACTCCTGCGATCTTGCATACTCCGCCACCAGCAAAGTGAATTGCTATTCCATGCTCTACTGGAAAATCAGAAGCATCACCAACTGGCTTTTTAATAATTCCTTGCTCTTCATCCTCAAAATATCCAGGATAACGAGGATCGCCTGGTTTCACTTTGATCCATTTGCGCATCGTGCTTCCTCCATTAATTTAAACTCTCATCTTTGAAATCACTAACATTACCAACTGACTTACCTTTGACAACATTAGCCGTGAATTTGACCTTGTCACCAGGTCTGATCAAGTTAGCAAAATCATAATCATTAGTGTTTACAGTAAAGATTGTTTTCTTGTCTTTTAATGTGAACATTGCTTTGTTCTTGTTTGAAACCACCACAGCTCGATCAATCACACCACTGAAGTCCTTTTTCTTTTCACCTGGTGTGTTACCTGTATTCATTCCAATCAAGCAAAGCAAGTGTTGAACTGATCGCACTCTTTTCATCAGGAATAGCCCATTGATACTTAGAAACAATCCTGTCAAATAGCTTCTTTCTAACAGTACGCTCTATAACTTCGTCACTGGCATCTTCTGGAACTAGAACACCGGCTTGATGATGTCCATTTCTAGTTTCATCCCAATCGACGAAAACAAGTTTATTCTTCCTCATTTTCGTGCTCCTTATTTATTTCCCAGAATGAATAACCAAAATGCTCAAATACAATATCAGCAGCTTCATCTTTGATTTCTTCTTCCGTAGCATCATCATCCACTTCAAAGTCTTCATAATTTTCGTCGCCTAAAGAATATGCAAAATCAGGATATTCCCATTGAACTCGTATTGTTTTACTCATTTTCATGCTCCTTATTCTTCCTCATTTTTAATCTTTTAGCTCCTCATACCCATGATTGAAGTTAATGGGAAAATCCATTTTTCTCCACAATATTTAGCTTCAACTACAGAATCATTGATTTGATAGTCATCAACCTCATAGCGGTCAATTGAATCAACACCAGGCTCATTAAATGAACGTGTATAAATAAAAATCACTGCCTTAGTCATCTGTTTTCCTCCACTTTTTGTCTCAAAACGGTTAGCAAATAAGGATATGGTCTATCTATTTCGCCACCAGCTACTTTTGAATTAAAGCCTAGTGTCACTAGACGCAGTCTTTCCCACGATAATTTCTTAAATAGCAGCTGGATTGATGACCATTCCGAATCAGTTGGGTCTTCCTTAACTGTCTTTCTAATTTCATTTAGTAATTTCTCTTTTTTGTCATCATCATCTTTATCCACAGGCTCATCTTCAACTGATGATGATGACCTAACCTGACCTAGACTATCCTGACCTGACCTAGACTGACCTAGACTATGCGGTCCATTGGTTGTCCGTTGGTTGTCCAGTGGACGTCCATTATCTTCAATTCGCTTAACACCGGGCTTTTTCTTAGTATCAGCACGTCTTCTTGAAGGTTGAAGCTCAATATCAGGTATCATTTTTACCAATAAATTCTTATAAATTGAATCAACTTTGCGGTCAGCTCTAATACGATTGTTCTCTCGCCAATCATTTATGTAAGTGACCAAGTCATCATTGAGAACAGTGACAAAACCTTTAGCAACTAAGAGCTTCAAATCGTCCTCGGTTGCACCTGTTTGCATCATCACGTTGTAGCCCTCAACTACACCGTCATCATCAGAATTTAAGCCGAGATGGAAATACAAATTCTGTGTTGAAGGTGGCATCTTTAAAAAACGTGCGCTCTCAACAATTCTCTTTGAAAACATTCTTCTCTGTGCCATATTAAAATCTCTCTTGTAAAATTCCTTATGCCTTTATACCGTCAAATGGATCTTTCTTCTTAGTTGAACCTTTCTTGCCATCAACAATTTCTTTGATCTTCTGATCTTGAGCATCTTGAGCTTCTTGCTTAGCCTTCTCTTTATCACGATCCTTAAGCAAGCCTTTAGAGAACTCATAAATAGCGCTGATACTCTTAATAGCAATCTTGGCATTAACCGAATTGTCCTTGTCTTTAATTACCTGCTTTGCTAATTCATCACCAGCCATAGCCATAGCGAAGACTTCAGTTAGATCTTTACGCTTGCCGTTGTAAGCAATCGTCATGCCTTTAAGTTCCTTAGGAGTCATGTAATCCGGTTTAGAGTTAAATTCCTTAGCATCTGTATCATCTTCAGAAGCAATCCCATAGATGGCACTGATTGAGTATCTACGAGCGTAAGTAAGTGCCTTGCCATATTCCTGAGGATTAGGACTGCCGATATCTAATAGATAAGAGCCAAAATCAAAGATCGCACCTTGACTGTTAAGCAAGTAGTTATGAATACCAGTTTGACCGCCAACAGTTATTGGTTGCTGAATATAAGCGATATCCTCGTCCTCACTTGCTTCTTGAATAGCTTTGATAACTCCATTCAAGTCAGCATATTTATAGCCGTAACCTTGCTTGTCCTTACTTGGCTGTTGTAGTTTTCTTTGAACGTTAACAAACGAACTCATCAAAGCCAGTTTTGCTTTCAATGCATCTTCTGGCTTTAATCCTGAGATAGATTTGAAACAAATTTGTCCAATCCAATCGGCTGGGCTTTCTAGCATTTGAACCATGATTAGTCCTCCAATCCTTCGTATTCAATACCGTTGTCTTGGATAAAACTGTAAAGTTGCTTCAGTTGCCACTTAGTGCCCTTAACTTCTAGCTTCAAAGCAATGATCTTGTCCTTAACTTCACCAGTTTTAGGATCTACGTACTTATCGCCTTGTTTTTTAAGGCTATTAAGTTCATTTAGCTTAGTTTCTTTTTGAGCCTTAGAAACGGCATCTAAGTCTTCCTTGTAATCAGCCATTGCATTAAGCACAGATGACAAAGGATTATTATCTAGTGCCTTGATCCAGTGATCAGCAGGCAATCCTAAACCTTCAGCTTTTTCACTGACGATTTTGATATTGTCAGCAAGTTGAGCTTGCTCTTGTTGAATTAAAGCAATTTGCTGATCGACTTCAGTTTCAAACTTAGTTTTGCTGTAGGACTTGTTGTCCCAGCTTGATTGATACTTGATCTTGGCTGGATCAACTTCAGCAAGCTCACAAATAGCTTCAATGTGCTTTAAATTCTTTTCATGACGTGCTTGCTTTTCTTGATCCTCATAGCCTTTGATACCATCGCTGATCTTTGAACTTGAATCATCGATTTCAGCAACAAGTGATTCAACTTTATCGTTGAAATCCTTGATAGGAGCTTCAGCTTTTTTCTTAATCTCAACTTTACGGCCCTTAATTGCCTTTTTGAGCTTATTTAGCTTTGCACGAGTAGACTTAGACTCTTTCAAATTATCCTTCGTTACCACGTAGACTTCTAAGCTCTCATGCAATTGATCAATTTGATCTTTCATCTGGTTATATCCAGAAAAATCAATTTGAGCTGGTGCAAAGTTGACTGGAAATGCTACTGCATTTTCATCTAATGCGATTAATTGTTTACCTTCAGTCATGTTCTATTCTCCTTCTACCCTTAAATACCTAAGTAACTGGATAAGGTTTCACAATGATATGAATCTTTTATAAATTCCAGAAGATCATCACCGTAATTACTGAGATCCAACACAAAATCCATGTGATTAGGACGAGGAGCTACACCGTCGTAGTTCATCTCATCTGCTAATTTATTAAGATTTCCGTCATAGTGATTCAAACGTCCTTGAAAAAAATCTGCCGCAGATTTGAATCCATTCACATAATCATCAGCAGACCTGCCGATTAAAGCCTCTTGCCCGCCTGGTAAAGTAACTACCAATGTGTCTGGATCATTTCTAGCCAAGTTTTCGAGTTCTTCTAGCTCTCTTTGACGATTAATCTCGTCAAGCTTTTCTTGTGAGTAAAGCATTGTGATACACCTCTATCCTTGAAATCCTCTGATAATTTCATTCTTTTCACGCTGAGCTTTTTTAATTTCTTTCAATTCCTGAACTAAGTAAAGCTGCTGTTTATCTCTGTCATGAGCAGACTGGTTAAGGAAACTCATGATTTCTTTTTGGTTTTGCTCTACTCGGTTAATTGATTCAGTCAGCTTAACGATCTGATCTGCAAGCTTGTCAAAATCAACATCTGTTTGTTTATTGCTTTCACCAGCTTGTGAGCGCTCATATGCCTCTCGAGCTTGATCTAAATTCTTTTGTAGTCTCTGGCGTACTTCTTCACTAGGGTGTTCTAAGACCAAAGTGTGAAGATCATCTTCTGTTACATTCATTTGCTTAAATGCTTTTAATACTTTTTCTCTTGGAGCAAGTGATCTATTATTAACCCAACTTCCAACAGCATTCTCGCTAACGCCTGCTGGTTCACTTACTTTTGCATAGGTAAGACCATGGCTCTTAATCAGTAATTTTGCATATTCACCATTTAGAGGAAATTTGTCGTCTTTTACTGAATATTCTTTCTTCACCTTTTTAGCTACTCTCATTTGTGCTATACTCCTTTTAGATAACTAATTTTGTAAAAAGTTTTTCGCAGACTTTCAGTCAACCCTGGTCGGTAGCTGAAAGTCTTTTTTTGCTTTCTGGACCTTTTTGACAAAGCCACTCTTACGGTACTTGCCTAAATCAACCACTAAAAACGTATGTAAAGCGTTACTGGCAATGATTAACTTAGGATTGTGAGCACTTGTCCGTTTCCACAATTTGCTTCGCCTCCTTAATATTCATTGCTCAAGCTGTTAAGGAACTTGATGTACTTCATATACTTAAAATCTTTAGTGTGTTTTGCGACATCACTTTCAACGTCATCGATAAACTCTTGAAAATTTGCATGATGAAGACGTGGATTAACAACTTCCTTAACCATGTAATAGACAACTAATGCAAAACTACTCATTTCTTTATTCCTCCAAATTAATTTCTAGTTAAATACAGATAGATAACTGCGCTTACTGCCAAAGCGATATATGTAATCGTTATTAAGATTGACTGCCAGGGCTTCAATCTTTTATCTAAATCCCAAAGTTCGTTGAACCAGTTGTTGAACCTTTTTATTTGAATCTCTTCTTTCTGCTAGAATTGATTTATCTCCTATGTAAAGGAGGTGAAATAGATGTCTGATTTTGATCAAAACTGGAAAAACTTCCTTGAATCTTTTGATGAATCTTTCAAAGCTGACAAAAGATTTGAAGTAGTCTTATCAGCTTTGATAATCTGATCATCTGTATCAGAAACATCAATGTTAAAAGTTGATGGGCTTTGCTTGTCGGCTTTTTTTATTTCTTTTTCCTTTTTCATTTGGATCACCTCCTAAGCAAATTGCTTACTGTTTCTTAGATCATCAAGTCCATACATCTTTTCGTAGTATTTTCTAGTTCTGTACTTGATGAACTCTGCCCATCTATCGTTGTTGACGTAGATCTTACGAGGCCCATCTTGAAGAATGGCATCTCTATATGGGGTTTGCTCGCACTCACGTCTTCTTCTACGGAATGTTTGCTTACTGTAGTGCCAATATTCCATCATTTCTTTTGAAGTAAGTGGTTTAGTCATGATTTGTACCTCCTATGCCACATCTTCACGTTCAATGAGTGGCAAAACATTGTTTTCTTTCAAAATGTCATAGATAAATCTGCGACCTTTTTGAGTCCAAACTGTGTAGATCTTTGTTCTAAGATTTCCTTTTTTGTCTTGATAGGTCTTACTCTTAGTGCTTGTGTAACCTTTACCCATGTAAGCCTTGTACAAGATCCATTGACCATTCACACGTCTTTGAACCTTAAACTTTTTAAGTAATCTGTTAAAAGCAACGGCACTATAGCCATAATCATTAGCAATTTGAGTAATAAGTATTGGAGTTGGATCACCAAGAATTAAATCAAGATAACTTGCTTTCTTATTTGATTCTTCAAGTTGAATGGTTAGGTTTTTGTTTTCCGCTTCAACTTCTTCAATTCGAATATCCTTTTGTTTTAATTGATCTGCAGCTTGTTGAAGTAAATCTGCTAATCCGTTCTTGTTGTGGACCACATCAAAAGCCTTTTGATCTGTCATATAAGCGCCATGCTTACGAATAGCAGGCAAAACTTCTGATGTTACCCAGTGCTTAAATATTTTTGCGTTGGGTTGCTGACTTCCAAAAATCAGTGAATATACACCAGATTCAGTAATTAAAACTTTATTGCTAAAATCATTTTTCTTTTTCCAGAGGCTAGGTATCAAATCGCCCGAAGCCTTGTAGCTCAAAGACTTTCGGTCTTCCTTATCAACATGTTGATTTATAGCTCTAGTTGAATCAGCATATCCAAGAATATTTGCTACATCCGTTCCAACGAAACAAGGTTCGTCATTAATCAAAATGCCTCTTACCTCATTCCCTTCGAAATTGAAGAATTGTAAGTTGCTCATCATTTTTCCTTCTTTCTTCTTTGATAAATTCAAATATGCTCCTAGCTCTAATTACTTGCTCATTCGACATGTCATCTATTCGGCTTATGTTTAGACAAACACGGATAGTGTCATAAATTTTAGTCTGCATCATCGGCCATCTAACCGCCTTACTGTCTGCCTTACAGTAATCCTCAATTTCTTTCCTAAGAGTTAACCAAGAATGATTTATCTTTTTCTTGTTTTTTCCCGCTAAAATGTTGGCTACCATTTGAGCAATTTCATGTTTTTCCTTTTCAGTCAGTTCCATGTCTTTCACTTCCTTTATTTCTTACACGGTTTAACCGTGTCAAAAGATTAAAAAATAATATTGCTAATAGGTGTGTTAAAGACCTTTTCAATTTTGGGAAGGTACTTAGTGTTCGGCTTGTTCTTCCCAGATTCCCACTTGTAAAGCGTACTTTCTGCTACTCCTAGCTTTTGAGCCGCTTCCTTTTGGTTTAAGCCGCGATTGACTCTCGCAGCTTTCAAGGTGATTTTGTTCACATCTCTCACTTCCTTTCCTCAAGTTCATAAATATAGTAGCACGGTTTAACCGTACTTGCAATACTTTTTTACTGAAAAATGTAAAAAAGTACGATAAATCCGTATTATTGGAATATAATTACTGTATAAGAAGATTACGGAGAGTAAACAGAAATGAATAATAAAGAAATAATGTCCAAAAATATCAAATATTATTTAGAACTTAAAAATTTAACTGTTAAGGATTTCGCTCAGCAATTAGGTTTTAAATATACAACTGTTTTGGATTGGGTTAACGGTAATACGTACCCTCGCATAGATAAAATTGAAAAAATGGCTAAATATTTTGGTATTAGTAAAGCTGACTTAGTAGAAGAACACAAAGATGATGCACAAGATGATACAGCCCTTACGTGGGAAGATCTTGAAGTTCCTATGCCATATGGTGGTAAGGTGCCAGAGGAGCTAAAACATACATATGCTATTTTAGCTAAAGACTACTTTAAACAGCACCCAGAATACTTAAACAAAAACGAGAATAACGAAAATGAAAAATAATGATCTTTGCAATTTATCTATAGATAATCAAGAAAATTACGATAGATTAATGAAATATCTAATGAACGCCGCTATGTTTGACTATCACATCGGCGTCGAATTTACTGATACTCTTCCACCTTTTGCACCTTCTGCTAGCTATAACACCGTAGGGCGCTTAATTATAATGAACGCACTATGGCCATATCCTACTGAGATTCCTTTTCAGTTAGCACATGAGATTGCACACGTTTTACATGAAGAGCAACATTATTATAATTTGAACGATCAAACTGTTGATCAAGGTGAAACGAGTGCCAATATTTTTGCAATTAAGCTTTTACAAAAATACTGCGATGATAATGAGTATCATTTTGACAGCTACTATAAGTTTGCTAAAGCCTTCTGTATTCCTCATAACCTTTATTATCTATTTAATGATGGTTACATAGTCCAAAACCAGTGACTATAAACCTGTGGCAATTAGTTTCTACTATATAGGTATGGAGGATTTAAAAATGATTGCAATAGGACTTATCATTATGGTTTGGGGAATTGCATATGTTTTTTATGCCTTCTGGTATGACAAAAACAAGCTCAAACCAGAAGACGTTAAGGAAGGCACGAAGCCTTTGCACAAGCGCTTCACCACTTGGCTCATGGCTGTTATTCTTACTGTTGGTGGCTTCATTTTATTATGTGCTGGCATAGGCAATGAAAATGATGACGGTGACAGCACTGCTCAAACTGAGCAAGTCAAGAAAGTAAACCACAGCAAGAACTTGCCTGGTCAAAAGATCAACAAGAGCAAAGCCACAAAACATGAATTTTACTGGACTTCAAAGGACGATAAAAAGGTTAGATATTTTGTCAGCGATGGCAAGATCACTGCTATGAAGGTTGTACTCACGCCAGACGTCAACAACACTTTCTGGTGTAAAGCTTACCTTGCAAACGTGCTACACGATAATCATTTACAATTCACCAATGACAAGTTAGCAGATACTGCTGCTTCATTGAGCAATAAAGGAAGATATAACATCTACTCTCCAAAGGTTAAAAAGTGGTACAACGTTTCATTTAACGCTGCTGACAATGTAGGTAAAAAAGACAACATGGTTGCAACCTTCTCCGTCTACCCTGGCAAGAGTTCAGACGCGGAATAAAAAATAGCCCGTCACCGTGATGGTGCGGGCTTTAATTAAAAAGAAAACAATACTATTTGCTTGCGGTTTTACGATTCACGGAGGCACTTTGACAAGGATTTTCAATTACAGACTCCCGAATAATTCCTCGATCATTTGAATTATACTGTATTAAAATTTCTTCCACCTGATGCTGAGACAGTTGAACGAATAAATCATCCATAGCCTTTTTATACAATGAATAATTCAATTCTAAATCCGAAATTTTAATTAACGGTGGCTCATGAGTGTGGTCATTTAACTTAGTTTTATCAGCTAGCTTTAAGAAAAGAATATGTAAATATTGTTTAATCATGACATTATCACCTTCATTGCTCCATGCTTTTTAATACAATGTTGATAAGTCGATCATATCAGTTAATAATTGATAACGCAAAAAAGCCTGCCTACCCTTTCAGGTAAACGGGCTTTAATTATACGATTTGAAAGAACATCAGTTTCAAAGGAGAATATTATGCACGATGATTATTCAGACGAATACATCACTTACCTAATTGCTCGCTTAAATGAGCAAATCGAAGATAGTTCTACTATCCGTATTCTTACCACTTATTTAGATTTTACGGAACAAGAAGCCAAAGAAGCTCTAGCCAAGGCAGAACGACCAGAACCATATGCTTTTGATGATGCAATTGGCTCTGCTCTTCTAACTGCAGAAGATAGTGGTGACAAACAAGACGTTTATAACACACTAGATACTGACTACTACATATATAAGATAGTTATGAACTACGGAAAATAAAAAAGCCGCCCGAAGGCGACTGGAAAGGAGGTGAAAATTATGAGTAATGATGATAAGAAAAGAATTGTCTTTGATGGTGCCGACAAGATTAAATTACCTGATAGAAACAAAGATGTAATTCCTAAGCCACCAAAAAGCTCTGAATCAAACAAATAATTAGTTATTTGTGTCTTTTTTAATTAAAGCAATCACTATAAATTGTTGCTTAAAATTAATATGTTGACGGATAGTGTAATGAGCTTTGTACCAATCAGTACCTAGTTCTTTCACTATCTCTTCATATTCAGGTTGAATTTCTTTTTCTTTATTTCTTGGAATTTCTAAGTTAAGAGAAAAATTTGTTTCTTTGTCTTTCGACATATAATCCAAATAGCCCCATCCTAATTTTTTATGATTAAAATCATAGCAATAAGCAAAAATCGGCTTATCTTTTGCATCTTCATAGAGTGCTTTCCAGGTATTAGTTGAGACAGTAGGAACCAATCCGTTTAGCTCTCTGTCCTTATTAACAAGATTATAGAAACATTTATGAATAGGATAAGCTAGCCCCAGAGTTATAAGAATAGCTACAACTATCGTCAAAACTGAAGTGATAATAATTAGCCAATTTCCAGATAAGCATCGTCTTAATATCTCTTGAAAAATAAAATAAATTATTGCATCAAAAGCAGTAAAAAGAATCGAAACTGATTTAATGGTGTTGCCATCATGATTGTTCTTATCTAGAGAACCTGTTAATTCAGCAAGGAAATAGTTAATAATTCCTACTCCACCTAGTGTAGTAAACATTAGAAATATTTGATTAAACCCTGATATATTTGTCATTTGATCACCCGTTCGTATCATTAATTAGTTTAATCATACCAGTAAACGATGCATCCCACAAAACAAAAAAGAAGATACTTTTTACGGTATCTTCTTTACCAAGCATCCCTCTGAGTTAAAGCTCTTGGGGCGCCCGCTCACTCATGTTTTTTACACTCTCCTCATTTTAACGCAACAAGTTGCGTTGTCTTTCACTCGGAGGTGAAAAACATGGATCAAACAACCTTTCAATTGATCATTCTACTTCTTTTGATCATTGAGATCAAGAAGTAATCTATCCCGCGGGCGCCCCATGCGCGCTCGTACCGAGCGCGCATCATTGCCTGTTTTACTTGTAAGGAGATTTTTTTAATGGTTAAAACATATTCTATGTGGGTAGAATCCACCAAAGAAGGAAAATTCAAATTTTGCCAGCGATATGTTAATCCTTTGAAATCTACAATCAATCATAAAGTGGTGAACAAGGTAACTGTAACTTTAAGTAAAGATACGCCACAATCTCGCAAAAAGGCTACAGAAATCCTTTTAAAAAAGATTGAAGACAAACTTGATGATGAACACAAAGGAACCGACATAACGCTGCAAGAATTAACAGATAAATATCAGCAATATCTCAAGGACCTCGACCGACCTTGGAGTACACGGAAAAGAGCCCTAAGCAATTTTAAATTTATAAACGAGTATTTTGCTGATGCTATTGCCAAAAATGTTACCACATCTATGATAAACAATTACTTGGAATATTGTCTGTATAAGCGTAAAAGAAAGCTATCAAACTCATCAACTAGATTGCGCAAGGTTTACCTTTCAAATGCGTACCGGTATGGCATTGATCATGGCTTGATTAATATCAATCCAGTTGTCGGAGTAAAAGTCAGATGGAAAGACGAATCGAAAAAAGAACGAGAACGTGTTGAGAACAAATATCTCACTGATGAAGAGCTTCGTGCTATTTTAGGCTATGTTAAATACATTGCAAATCGTCCCGACTACTACTATCTTTTTAAGTTTACTGCTTCTACTGGCATGAGAATCGACGAAGCTACCGGTATTTTAAAGAAAAATATCATTAAGAAAAATGGTATCACGTATGCTAAAGTCGAAGGAACTCAAGAATATAGATATGGTGAGCTGTACAAAAAAGAAAAACAAACTAAAAGGAATGTTAAATCTGATCACACTAAAACTAAATCAAGTTACCGAATGGTTCAACTGAATAAATCTGCATGCAAGATTGTCAATAATCTCATGCCTTTTAGAAAAGACAATGATCATCTTTTTATCAATTCTTACTTTAAAAATGTATGGAATGTTTACACGATACTTAGCTATTTAAAAACTATAGATCGTAAATTAGGTATTGCCAAACGACCTACTACTCACTTTTTCCGCCATACTTATATTTCAAAGATGGTTGAATTAGGTACTCCCCTTAACGTTATAATGGCTCAAGTTGGTCAAAAAAATTCCAGCATCACTCGTGATATTTATACTCACGTTACGGAAAGAGAAATGAAGCTCCTTCACTATAATCTTTCTCAATATGATGCTGACATCGATATTTAAGGGCAAATAGGGGCAAAATAGGGGCAAAAACTTTTTTATTTGTGCTTATTCGTGGAATTATGTGGCACCATTTAAAAACAACTTCTTACTTACGCACGTCTGCGAAGTGTTGATATACCTGAAAGGGCAATTTTCCACTTTAAAGACCAGGAAATTGTTTAGGTATAAATTTGTTAATAAGCTTCTATTGGTTATATTTCACCAATAGAAGCTTATTTTTATTTGTTCAATTTTTTCAAAATTTTGCTCCTTTTCTGCTCCTCCATTTAATTAAAGTTTATAATCTAACTTAGATAGAAAGGCGGTTTTTGATGAGCTCATATTATCAATTAGTTTGGCGAGAAAATGAATTAGACTCATATTCTACTGATAAACTTAACTTCATTTTCAATATTATTAATCGTCCCTTCCCTGTTAGTTACAGGCAGTTATATCCTAGTCGAATTGAGTGGCAAAAAGCTGTTAAAAAACACGAAGATTTAATTAAAAGAGTTAAAAATATTATTCTGAAACGCAGCGATGCTCATACTGTTCGGGCAGCTTGGCTCAATCAGCATAATAAACAAGCAGAGGTGGCACCAAATGGCTATACAATTGAACAGTTAGCTAATAAGTTGCCACACATGGCAAATCAACTAGGTGCTTTTATGGAAATTGAAAACATTGAAATAAAATATTCGCAAATTGCAATAATAAATTGA